CATTACAAGGCATTACATTGCCAGAGGAATTATGATAAAAGGAAGTATGATGTATGACCAACATGGTCGTAAACGTAAAGTAAAAAATCTGTATAAAAGTAAGAAAGCGAAACCAAATTTCGATGTACAGATGAAGAAAAGATTTAGAGATGTGAGTGATATACCAAGTGCACCAGTTGGAGAATACAAAGTGCCTGAGGATACCTCATACAAACAAGACATCAGTAAGCAATATACAGTATCAATTGCTTACAACAAAGGTGCATACCAAGTGATACCAAAAGGAGAAGTGAAAGACATTGGAAAATAAATATAATAAACATTACGCAGTAGGTATGCTTGCGAATGGAAGTAGAATAAAAAGAATTGCATACCCAAAAGATTCACAGAAGAAGTTCGAGCATTGGGAAAGTCCTGCTAGAAATGGTGTGGAACACATGGACATTGAGTTAGAAAATGGTCAATGGATATCAAGTAAAGACCTAGAGTTAGGTTTTAACAAGGAAGAAGTGGCAAAATTAGAAAAATTTATATCTAAGATTAGCGAAGGAGTAGCATAATGAGTAAGATTAATGACTATGCAAAGTTTGTAGACCAGTGCACATCCGAAACTAGTAAAGATACGACTAAAATGTGCGACAGATTGGATAGATTGATGGGAAATCACAGTGTATTTCAAGGAAAAATATATGAGTGCGAAATCGATATGGCAAGACTCATGACTGCATTGATAGGAATGATGGCAGAAAGTGGAGAGTTTGCTGAAGTAGTAAAAAAGAAAGTATTTCAAGCAGATACACAGTTCACAGACGATGAAATTTTCCACATGAAAAGAGAACTCGGTGATGTACTTTGGTACTGGGTTCAAGGGTGTATTGCTCTTGGATTCACTCCAGACGAAGTCATGGACGAGAACATTAATAAACTAGAGAAAAGATACCCGAATGGTTTCGAAGTAATTAGGTCTGAAGTACGAGAGGAAGGAGACATCTAGTGTTATTAACAGGACAGTTTGATATACATATTATAAACGCTTGCAACCTTAGTTGTAAGCGTTGTTCTGTGCTTGACTATAAGTACAAAGCAGAAGAATATGGTGTAATCAATAAGTTTTTAACCCTAAATCAAGTAAAAGAACAGGTAAATCTAATAAAAGATTGGGGATATCAACTAGAAATACTAAAAATACTTGGAGGTGAACCAACAACTCACCCACAGTTCCCCGAAATCGTTGACTTTTTGCTCGATTCAGGGGTAGCAAAAGAGGTTTGGTTAAATACAAATGCTCTGAATATGACTGAAAAAGTAGTAAGTGCATGTTCTAAATTAGATAAAATTTTAATAAGTATATATCCTATGGTAGATACGAATACAAATCAAGTGGCAGAGTACAAAAATAGTGGACTTACTAGACAGTTCAAGAAAGTTCACATAGCAGTAATGACAAGTTTCGAGAAGTTTGGTGTGCCACAACCACATCTACAGTACACACCTGAAGGAAACTGGAAAAGGTGTTGGCAGAAAGAATTTTGTAGAACAATAGAAGGAGAAACAATGTATCAATGTGCTATTTCTTTTGGTAGAAAAGCAGAAGGAATACACATAGCAGATTGGGGTACTAAATTAGACAGACCTCTAAAGATGTGTGATACTTGTTATTTTCCTCCAGCAGAAGAACAATGGAGTAGTTTGAAACCTAAGAAGGATTACAGAAACCTTCACAAAGGTATCAAATTATGGAGAGAGTATAAAAACAAAATAAATATAAAGGAGATTTAACATGGCAAATCATGTATATTTTAACATCGAAGTCACTGGTGTTGATGAAAGCGAATGGGAACAGACAGTTTTGTCTGAGAAAGTGACAAGAAAGAACTACGATGATGAGGACTACACAGTGTTAGAACCTCTAGAGTTAGAGAAACAACCTTTCATGCAAGGGTGTAAACCTGAGTTTGATGAAGATGACTACCTAAAAGACTCATACAACTGGTACTGCAATAATGTAGGTGCTAAGTGGTGTCATATTGAAAGTTGGGAATACAGTTATATTACAGGTTATTCAGCATGGTGTCAACCTACAGCAATGGTAGAGAACTTACTAGAGTACCTAAGTATGACTTATGACAAAGAGTTCAGTGCTAAAATGACATTTGAAGATGAGTTCAGAAACTTCATAGGAGTAGAATGGTATGACTCATACAAAGTAGGAGATGAGTGGGCAGTAGGTATGGATGAAAGCATTATAGATGGTGGAGACATAAACCTAAAAATAGAAGAAAACTACAAACTAGATATATCTGACGATGACTTTGATTGGTGGGGAGAATATAAAGACATCAATGGAGAAATGACAAACCCATCAGAGTATGCAGACGACCTAGTTTATGCTTTCTTTGATGATGGAGTGTGGAGATGAGTCAATACACAGATATAGTAGAAAAACGAAGACTCTACCTAAAAGCAGAGGAGTGGGGTAATAAAGTATCTCAGATATACTCTACGAAAGGTGGTATGGGTGATTTAGGATATGGCATGGGTATGTTTGTTTACTACAACAATGGTGCAGTACATAAACTAAAAGGTGACAGAATTGAAATAGTGCAAGTTCCGAACAGTATAGAGGAGGTCATAGATGACTACCAAAGACAAGGAATCTGAATTTTATTCACTAGAACTAAAGTACGGAAAAGAAGAAGCAATTCGCATCGCTGCAGAAGAGTGGGGTGAATCAGTAAACATAGTAAAGCAAAGAGTCAAAGACTGGGAGGACATAACAAAGTGGCTATAAATTATACAGAAAAACAAGTAAAACATATGATAGAAGCATATACATTTGAACCAACTAGAGAAACTGTGGAAAAATTAGCAGAAGAATATAACAAGAGTGTAAAATCTATTATAGGTAAACTAAGTAGAGAAGGAGTATATAAGAAAACCGAGTATACTACCAAAACTGGAGAGAAACCAGTAACAAAATTAGAGTTAGTGCAAGAACTAGCTGAGAGATTAGATATTAACCCCAACGCCCTAGCGGGTTTAGAAAAAGCACCCAAGGTAGCGTTAAAAAAGATATTGGAGGCAATATGAGAGTATGTAAACTAGTGAAAGCTGGTGAAAATGTAAAATTAATTGACAAGCATGGACTATATGCAGAAGTGATGGGTCTTATCGAAAGCCCCAGCGGGTACAAAGCAAGACTTAAATTTGCTGATGGTCATAGAGAAACCCTAAGCGTACAAAGAGTGCGTATGCTACAGTCTGAAGTACCTAAGAGTAGAAATGGAGGATTCTGGGATAACCACTAGGGTACACGGGAAATTAGATTAAATTGCGG